TAAAAATCACACAGATGAACAGATATAAAAGTAATATCCAGAATTTTCAATCAGTAGTAGGTAGGTGATGCACATGAGCAGGAGAAAGAAAAATCTATATTTGCAGTCATATCAATATGCAGGAGAACAGCATCCAAGGAATTTAGGCATATATGTAAGCTTGGTAACCAGTCCTGCATGGTATAGCCTAAAGGATAGTAGCAAACATTTATATATACAATTAATAGCAAAAATGAATGTAGGTGATCCGTTTGTATTCTTCTATAGAGCTGAGCTTAAAAAGATACATATACATCATACAACGTATCTAAAGTCAATAGATGAACTAATCAGCCGTGGATTTATTAAGGTTGTTGGATATATGTATGTGAACCAATATAAACCTACCATGTGCGTAAAGCCTATAGACACATGGAGAAATTGGACAGGCAATATCAGCGTTGATGATTTTGTAAGAAAATATATACCGCATGAAAATACCAGACAAGGTAATAAGGTTTTTGATTTAAAACCGTTTAAAGGAGGCAAAGTTATAGACCTGACTGAACAGTATAAAAAATAAAAAGTAGGCTACAAAATAGCCACACTAGTATGGCTAAGAAATAGCCACACTGGGCTTAAAAAAGTGGAAAAAAGTTACCAACTCTGAACTAAAATAGCCACACTGATTTTGAAGGTTAAGTTAGTTATATCAATGGTTATAGGGGTTATTAATAATGATTATTCATCAGCTCTAAAATAGCCACTTATTAATTATTACCATACCAGTGTTTTTAAAATAGCACTTTTATTACAGAACTTCTTTAAGAATTAATTATAGATTAGGAGAGTGAAGAAATGGCAAACAGAAGAATGTTTAGTTTAGATGTGATAGATACGGATAGGTTCTTAGAGCTGCCGGCTACATCACAAAACCTGTATTTTCACTTAGGGATGCGGGCTGATGATGATGGATTCGTTTCATCACCAAAGAAGATTGCGGCCATGACTGGATGCGGTATTGACGATTTAAGAATACTAACTGCTAAGGACTATATAATACCGTTTAAAAGCGGTGTTGTAGTTATTACAGACTGGAATGTTAACAACTGGGTCAGGCCTGATAGAAAGCAAAACACAAGGTTCACAAAGGAACTATCAATGTTGCAGTTAGAAAACGGTGTATATAAGCTAACAGAATTATCAGATAAATGTCAACCAGATGGCAACCAAGTGACAACCGAATGTCATACCGAGGTTAGGTTAGGTAAGGTTAGGTTAGGTAAGGTTAGGTTAGATAAGGTTAGGTTAGATAATAATAAAAAAAAGAAAAAGGGAACTGACCTGGATAAGATTGTTGATGATTATGATGATAGCATTAAAATGCGTGACACCCTTAAAGACTTCCTAAAGATGCGGAAGTCACTTAAAAAGCCAATGACAGAGAGAGCCTTGAAGCTGTTACTCAGTAAGCTTGACGCACTATCTAATGACTATACGGAAAAGATAGATATACTTAATCAAAGTATACTCAATGGCTGGGCAAGTGTATATCCTTTAAAAGCGGATAAGCGACAGGAAAAGACACCAGGTTGGGAACCTTTTGACTATGACGATTTCTCAAGCGTTGAATAACTTATCAACAGAGTTATACACAATTTATCAACAAAAATAAAGGAGGAGTAAATAGATGTCAAAGAAAGAGAGTACTAAAAAGGCAATACAGAGCATAATTGATTCAGCTATTGAAACTAATTCCAGACAGATGGCAAGAACAAAGTTATTAGGTGAAGGATTGGAAAGTTGCCCTTATGAATGGAGAATACAAGCTAATGATTTATATGAGATATTGAGGTTTAATACGGAGATGCGGGATGATTATATACGATTTTTCAGAGACTAAAGGAGGGGCACGATTTGAAGGCGATACCAGATGCACAGGCTGAAGAACTGGCTAAAGAAGCAGCGAAGAGGATACAGCAGTCAACGGAATTCAAAGTCAAGATATGCCTGCCGGGTTCCATATCTGTAGAACTTGAAAAGGAAATGGCTGTACAAGCCTTAAAAAGGGGTTTTGATGTTAAAAAGGTATCAAAGGTATACCAGAAGGGTAAAAGCTCAAAAAAGTACTTCTATGCTTATTTAAAAGCTATTTTGTAAAAAGATAATAACAAAAGGCTTGTATAGAATTCCCATACAAGCCTAAGCTAAACCCATGAAGAGTAAGGGTTTAGTTGAAAAAGAATTGAAGCAGAAGCTTGCAGATGCGTTTAAATCTAACAATCCCGACGATATAACACAGGCATTTGCAGACTTCGCGGAGAACGTACAGCAAAAACGTTCTGGAAAAATACTTCTACCATTTCTAAACAGTATTGTGCAAGATTGTGCAAGGTTTGTGCCCCTCCTACATAATTAGCGTACCATATCATTAATACAAAATCAAGGAGGTGTTAGTATGTCGGTGCCAATATTTTCACGTTATATGGACTATTGCAGGGGAAAACATATTAAGCCTAATTTGAAGCAGTTACATCAATGGAAGAGGAAATATAATTATAGATAAAAAATATTATAAGGGGGGTTGATATTGAATTACTAATATAGTACACTAGTGATATAGAATAATATGTTAAGTACCCTACTCCAAGGAGTGGAAGCTGTAAAAGGAGAAAATATGAACTTATTAGATAAATTGTTCCATAGAAATAAAAATCCTGCTGATAAACAGAATACCCAGAGAGTTGAAGTTATGAGCGGTAGTCCCGCAGTGTTTACACCATTTTCGGGAGATGCCTATTCAAATGATTTATATAGAAGTGCAGTTGATAGTATAGCAAAGAATTTTTCCAAGTTAATTCCAAGTCATGTAATTATGAATGGAAAACAGCGTAAAGATGGAGATTCAGTTTTAAACTACATACTGCAGTCAAGGCCTAACCCTTATATGTCAACCTTTGATTTTCTATATAAAGTATCAACACATTATTTTTTATATAATAATGCATTTGCTTATTTGTCTTTTGATGATAAAGGGAGCCTTGAGGCTATATATCCATTGAGTCCCTTACAGGTAGAATTTCTTACGGATGCAACAGGGGCATTGTATTGTAAATTCTTATTTTCAAGAGGCAAGACATTTATATTCCGTTATGATGATGTGATGGTATTAAGGCGGTTCTACAATTCAAATGACCTGCTGGGTGATGATAACAGGGCAATAATGCCTATTTTAGATTTGGCACATACTCAAAACCAAGGTATGGAGAATTCAATAAAGAATTCAGCACAGATAAGAGGGTTATTAAAATACAACCAAGTTCTATCCGGTGAAAAACTAAAAGAGTCGAAAGAGGCGTTTATAAATGATTATTTGAGTATCGAAAACAACGGAGGTATTGCTGCACTGGATACTAAAATGGACTATCAGCCTATAGAAAACAAACCCGTATTTATAAACGGCCAGCAGTTAAATGAGATTAAAAACAGGATATACAGCTATTTGGGTGTAAGTGAAAATATCGTAAATTGCACATATTCAGAAGATGAATGGAGTGCGTTTTATGAATCCACGATTGAGCCACTGGCAACACAGATGGGCCAGGAGCTTACAAATAAGTTATTTACACAGCGTGAGCAGAGTTTTGGCAATAGTATAATGCTTGAAAGTGATAAACTTCAGTTTACATCAAATTCAACTAAGGTAACAGCATTAAAAGAATTGATGCCACTGGGATTACTTACTATAAACCAGGCATTAAAGATATTAAATTTACCAGGTATAGAAAATGGCAACACCCGTTACCAAACTTTAAATGTAGCTGATACAGATATTGTTAATCAATACCAGATGAAGGGAGGAAACAACAATGCAGGAGAACAGGGAAATCAGGTCAGCCGAAATCAGGACGGACAAGGCACAGGACAGCAAGAATAGTATACTTCTAGGTACTCCAATAGTGTTTGATAAGCCCACAACTATAAACGGGCGATATGGCAGTTATACGGAGATTATTAAAAGGGATGCTGTAAGTGAAAATTTGCTTAAAGATGTTCCGCTTTTATACAACCATGATGTAAATTCAATCCCACTGGCAAGAAGTCCCGAAACCATGGAACTGAGAAAAAGCGGTGTAGGTATCGAAATGAGAGCTACACTTCCAGATACACCGAAGGCAAAGGAAATATATTCAAGTGTGTCACGTGGTGATATAAAGGGCATGAGTTTTGCTTTTAAGGTCCCTAAGGGCGGAGATGAGTATGATTCTAAGACCAATACCAGGACAATAAATAAGATTGAAAGATTATATGAGGTTTCAATAACTCCATTTCCAGCATATCAGGAAACAAGTATTGAAGCACGTATGGAAGATATATTCAAAAGAAATACATTAGTCCAGGAAGCAAGGGCCAAAGTAAATGACATTTTAAGGATACAGCTTAAAAGTAAAGTAAATCAAATTTTAGGAAAGGATGATAAATAATGAAATTTGCAACAGTACAGGAAGCATTTAATTATTATAATTCAAAAGATGTTGAGGAAATTGAGAAAAGGGCAGCAGAGATAGGAAAACTGATAGACGGTAATGAGGATGCAGATATTCAGTCATTGAATATTGAGCTTGATGGATTGAAGCAGGCCAAAGAAAACATAATTGAAAAAAGGAGTAAATCAAATAAAGGTTTCAACCCTGTAACAGGAATGGAATTCAATAAAGGTGTTGATATTCCAGAGGGGACCGATTTATTTGCAACGAAGGAATATAGAAGTGCGTTCTTCAAGGAAATGTTAGGTCAGAAATTAACTGAAGCCGAAAAAAATATATATGAGCGTGCAAGAATGGAAAAAAGGGCAGATACTTTCAATGCAATGAATAATTCAGCGGCAGTACTTCCAACCCAAACATTAAATGAAATAATCGAGAAGGCAAGGAAACAGGGCGGATTGATGTCAGTATGCAGGCAGTTTAATATACCAAGTAATTTAGCAGTACCAATAGGAACACCAGGCACAAAGGCAAACTGGCATGTTGAAGGTGTAAATGTTGATGCCGAGAAAGTAGATACTGCATCAGTTAGTTTTTCAGCATATGAAATACTTAAAGTATTCAGTATGTCAGCAATAGCGAATAAAATGAGTATAGGAGCCTTTGAATCCTACCTTGAAACAGAACTGACTAATTGTGTGATGGATACACTTAATGAAGCTCTAGTTAGTGGCACAGGTTCAGGACAGGGTACTGGATTACTTACAGGTATTACATGGGATGCAACCAATAGTTTGACATATGTAGATAAGCCGGCATATACAGATTTTACTAAGATGCTTGCAATATTGAAAAGAGGATACGGGGCTAATGCAAAGTTCGCTATGAATAATGCTAGTCTATATAATCTTATATACAGCTTGACTGATGAGAATAAGAGGCCTCTATTTATAGCAGACCCACAGCAACAGCAGATAGGATATATTCTAGGTAAGCCGATAATTGTAGATGATAACATACCAGATGATACTATAATCCTAGGTAACTTTGATTATATGGGATATAACATACCACAGGGTATATTGCTAGAGGTAAGCAGAGAGTCAAGCTTTAAGTCCGGACTTATAGATTATAGAGCATTGGCAATAGCAGACTGCAAGCCACTTGTATCGGAGGCATTTCTCAAACTGTCAAAGACAGTAACACCTTAGTATATAGATGCAATGGTGTAGTACATAATACAGTGCTACACCTTTTTAAAAATGAAAATGGTATAATATAAATATAGGTTTGCAAAAACAACTCGTAAAGTTGTAGTACCGTTGGTATGACGGGAAGGTTTTTCCTCATAAAAAAGCCATAGCCTTGGAAACTGATAGTCCGTAAAATAATCTCCTACTTGTAGGTTGGAAAGGATTAAAGGAAGCTATCACTTCTCGAAGTGGTAGCAGTTCACTTAGGAGTGTGATGTATGTATGAATATACTTACAATGGATGAAGCACATAACATATTGAGGGTTGATGGTAATGAATTAGATATAGAGATACAGGCATTGATAGATGCTATACCACCATACTTAGAAGCGACAACAGGCAGGACATGGACAGATGGCGATACAATACATCCAATGGCAAAGACAGCAGCACAGTTCATACTGATGTTGTGGTTTGACCCAATGGACAGGGATATAGATAAATTAAGAAAAGCAATAGATAGTTTACTGACTGCATTGGAAGCAGTGGGGAGAAGTATGAATAATGGCTAGAGAATTTAGTAAGGCATTTTATCATAGCAAGGAATGGGTTAGATGTAGGGATGGATATATAAGGAGCAGACATTATATATGTGAGAGGTGTGGGAAGCCTGCAACAATAGTTCATCATAAAAAATTCATAAACCCGGGGAATATAAATAATCCAGAAATAACGTTAAATTGGGATAACCTGGAAGCCCTAT